ACAGAGATGCTATTTTTATGATGATGAAGTACCTGTCACAAGAACAAATTGTTTTAATGCCTACTACCAATAGTGCTTACGGAACAGGAGATTATTGTGATGAAAATTCGCCGTTAAATCCTATTTCTCGTTATGCTAAAGATAAAGTAGAAGTAGAAAAGATTTTGATGGAACATCCAAATGCCACAAGTTTTAGGCTTGCAACTGTATTTGGTATGTCACCAAGAATGAGAATTGATTTGTTGGTAAATGATATGACTTACCGTGCTGTCAATGATGGTTTCGTTGTTTTATTTGAATCACACTTTAAACGAAACTATATTCATGTATTAGATGTATGCCAAGCATTTACAATGGCAATTGAAAATAAAAATATGAGAGGCCAAATTTATAATGTAGGTCTTTCATCTGCCAATGTATCTAAGCGTGAACTATGTGAGCAAATTAAATTATTTGTACCAAGATTTGAAATCATTGATGCTGAAGTAGGTAAAGATACAGACCAAAGAAATTATATGGTATCAAATGAAAAGATTGAAAAGGAAGGATTTAAACCTAACTTTGATTTGAATAATGGAATTCAAGAACTACTGACTGGTTATCAGATGTTAAAGAATACCAAATATGGAAATGTTTGAATATAACCGCTTGCTTTTAGATAAGGCTTGTGATATAATTACCAAACACTTAACGCCAGACCTTTTACCTAAGAAGTGGATAGAAAGAAACTCTACAAATCCTATGTTTGGTCATTGTCATACCGCTTCTGCTTGTTTACAGAAATTGTTTGGCAGTAAGAACATTAAGTTATACCGTGGTTTGGATGATGAAGGTATCTGGCATTGGTGGGCAGTTACTAAAGATGGAGAAAGAATTGATATTACAGCGGATCAGTATCACTCAACAGGAAGAACACCACCTTATAATAAAGGGGAGAAAGCTTCAATGTTAGGATTTGATTATAGAAAGAGAGTGTTTAAGCTCCTGGATATAGTTAGTAATAAATTACTTGCAACCGGAACACCACCATTATTACATATGTCAAGCGTAAAAAGAGGCGAAGATGACAAAAGCAACTAAACATTATGTGAACAATGCCGACTTTCTGGCTGCGTTAATTGAATACAAAAAGGCTTGTGATGAAGCCAAAAAGAAAAAGAAACCAGATCCACAAATACCAAATTATATTGGTGAATGTTTTCTGAAGATTGCAGATCACCTATCACGCAAACCTAATTTCATCTCTTATTCTTTCCGAGATGAGATGATTGCAGATGGTATTGAAAACTGCCTCATGTATTTCCGTAACTTTGATCCAGAGAAATCAAAGAATCCATTTGCCTACTTTACGCAGATTATTTACTATGCCTTTCTTCGCCGTATTATGAAAGAAAAGAAACAATTGTATGTCAAATACAAGGCAACAGAGCAGTTTGGTATATTAGATGAATTTGAAATGTTTGAAGATGAGAATGGTAATATGAGGCAGTTTGAATTATACGATAATATTTCCGAATTCATTTTCAACTTTGAAGAAAATAAACGAAAGAAAAAAGAAGGCAAAACAAAAGGCCTAGAGAAGTTTATTGAAGAAGATTTGCCGTGAAACGCTTGATTATTCTGTTTATTTGTGTTACAATGACTGCTTGCGTACCTTTGATTTATTTTGCACATAAGAATTGTAGTAAAGAAAAACCTTGTGATATATCTGAAATGAAAGCTTTGGAGTGGTAAATGGATGCAGAAAAAATAAAAAATCATATCAAACATTTACAACAAGAACATGATGAATTAGATGTTCAATTGGCAGAACAACAAAAACATTATGGTGAAGATAGATTAGTTACCATGATTAAGAAAAGAAAACTTAGGCTCAAAGACGAAATCGAAGCCTTCAAAACTAAATTAATATGAAAATATGTATTCTTGGTGATACTCACTTTGGTGCTCGAGGTGATTCGTTAGATTTCCACAAATACTTTGAACACTTCTATGATGAAGTGTTTTTTCCATATCTTGTTGAAAATAAGATTGATATTATTTTTCAGATGGGTGATTTGTTTGATAGAAGAAAGTTTATTAATTTTAATTCTCTTTATCTGTGCCGCAAATACTTCTTTGATAAATGCCAAAAATTAAACATTAAAGTTCACACACTTCTTGGTAACCATGATGTTGCTTTTAAAAACACCTTAGAGGTCAATTCTACTGGACTACTTCTTAATGATTATGATAATGTAAAACATTATGATAAATTTACCACAGTAGAATTTGATGGTGTTGAAGTTGATGTTGTGCCTTGGATGTGTGATGAAAATGCCGAAAGTATTTTAAAGGCAATGAAAGATTCTAGCTCTCAGATTGCCTTTGGTCACTTTGAAATTGCTGGGTTTGAAATGGCTCGTGGCAATATTTCAGAAGTAGGGATTGACAAAGACTTATTAAAGAGTTATGATATTGTTTTGTCTGGTCATTTTCCATAAATCATCAGACCATAACATTGTATATGTTGGTACACCGTATGAAATGACATGGGCCGATTACAATGATCCAAAAGGTTTTCATATCTTTGACACGGCAACACGACAGTTAGATTTTATTCGTAACCCATTTACGATGTTTAACAAAGTAATTTATGATGATACTGCCTATGATTTTGATTGGTGGAAAACATATGAGTTTGATGCTTTAAAAGATACCTATGTAAAAGTTGTAGTATTAAACAAACAGAATCCATTTTTGTTTGACCATGTGGTAGATAATCTTTACAAGGTTGGTATTGCTGACTTATCCATTGTAGAAGATTTTAGTGATACCATTGTTGATAATGACCAAGAAATCATTGACCAGGCTGAAGATACAATGACAATACTTTCTAAGTATATTGATAACTTAGAATTGGATGTTGAACCCGATAAATTAAAAACTCTCATGCGGGAGTTATACGTTGAGGCATTAAATACAGAAGTAGCTGAATGATTATATTTCGTTATGTTAAGTGGAAAAACCTGTTAAGCACAGGTAATTATTTTACAGAGATTAAACTAGACAGCACACCAAACACTCTTGTTGTTGGTGAAAATGGTTCTGGTAAAAGCACAATGCTTGATGCGTTGTGTTTTGCTCTGTTTGGTAAACCATTCCGTTCAATCAATAAACCACAACTGGTCAACTCAATCAATGGTAAAGATTGTGTAGTTGAAGTTTCACTCGACACCAACAATAAGAACTACCGTATTGTTCGTGGCATTAAACCAAATGTGTTTGAAATCTATTGTAATGGCGAACTCATTAATCAAGAAGCTGCAAGTAGAGATTACCAAGAGTTACTTGAAAAATACATTCTCAAACTAAATTATAAATCATTCACACAGATTGTAATTCTTGGTAGTGCTTCGTTCACACCATTCATGCAGTTATCGGCATCAGACCGTAGAGCCATCATTGAAGATTTATTGGACATTCAAATCTTTTCTACGATGAATAGTTTGGTCAAAGATAAAATATCAAACAACAAAGACCTCATTTCAGAAAAGAAACATGAGATTGATTTGGCAACACAGAAATATGATATGCAGAAAAAGCATATTGAAGAACTGAAACAAAACAATGAAGATAAGGTAAATGAATATGCTGCGGAGATACAAAGCCATAACGATACTGTATCCACCTTACTCGCAAATGTTACAACCCTCACGACCGAAACTGAACAGTTGCAATTGGTGGTTGCATCTAAAATTGAGACAGAGGCTAAGGTTAAGAAAATTACAAAAATTGAATCACAAATTGAAAGCAACTTATCCAAATTTCGTAAGGATATCAGTTTCTTTCAATCGCATGACGATTGTCCAACATGTCGGCAAGCCATTGCCAGTTCTTTTAAAGAAGAAGAGCTTAAAACCCTCGATACCAAAGTTGTTGAGTGCGAACACGGTCTATCACAACTAGAAACAAAACTAAATGAAGAACAAGAAAAACTAAATGATATTAATGAGAAACAAAAACTCATTAACAAAAAACAGGTTGAGATTGCTACTTACAATACAACAATCACAGAAACAAACAAAATGATTGCTCGTTTAAGTAAATTAGTGGATGAGTTAAAAGAATCTAAAGTAGTATCAGAGAAAGAAGAACAAACCCTGAAAGCACTAAAAGATTTCTTGTTAGAACTGCAATCAAACTTAAAAGAATTAATAGAAGAACGGACATATTATGAAGTCGCAAGTAATTTATTAAAAGATACTGGCATTAAAACAAAGATTGTAAAACAGTATTTGCCAATTATTAATAAATTGGTCAATAAGTATTTAGCGTCATTAGATTTCTTTGTCAACTTTAACCTTGATGAATCATTTAAAGAAACAATTAAATCTAGGCATCGTGATGAATTTACTTATAACAATTTTAGTGAAGGTGAGAAACAAAGAATTGACATGGCATTGATGTTGACTTGGCGTGCTGTTGCCAAGTTGAAGAACTCATCAAATACCAATCTGTTAATACTAGATGAAACTTTTGATTCTAGCCTCGACACAAACGGCACAGAAGAACTGATGAAAATTTTACAGATGTTAGAAGGTGTAAATCTGTTTGTTATCTCCCACAAAGGAGATATATTACAGGATAAATTTATGAATGTTATTCGTTTTGATAAAGAAAAGAATTTTTCAAGGATTGTAAAATGAATAAAAATGAACTTCGTATTACCGATAATGTAGATAGAACAGTTGATATTATTAAATGTATTGATGAAAAATTTCAAATAATTATGTTTGAAGCTTCAACTGATTACCACCAAAATGCTTGGTTTGCTACACGACAAGAAGCAATTAATTTTTCGGAGAAATGGGTGTTTAAAAAATGAGTGAATTTTTAACTATTGATACTGGCTCTGGTGTCATACAAAATGAACAAGTTGAACCTTTACCACTATTTAATGATAATTTTCCATTACTTAAAGAAGTAATGCCTGAATATATTGAACAATTACCTAATCCAATAATGACAAGGTTAGTAAAACAGCTAAAGATGACCAGAAAACTTTATGGTGGTATTGGTCTATCTGCTAATCAATGTGGTGTTAATACTAGAGTTTTTGTAATTGGTGCCAATGATTTTGAAATGGTTTGTATTAACCCAAAAATCATTAAGCGTTCCGAAGAAACAATAAAAGCTGATGAAGGTTGCCTCTCTTTTCCTGGTTTCTATGTTAAAATAGCAAGACCTTCATGGATAGATGTTGAATTTACCGATGAAAACGGCGAATTGAAACAAACTCGCCTAGAAGGTTTAACTGCCAGATGTTTTGAACATGAACTAGACCACATGAATGGTATTGTGTTTACGAAGTATGTTGGTCCTGTCGCAATACAAATGGCAAAAAAGAAGCAAGCAAAGATATTAAAAACTACACAAAGAAACCTGAAAAGAAAAGATGGCATATTCGTTTGATCCAAAAGATGATGTAGAAACACAATGGCAGAAATGGCAAGAACAAACGCCAATTGAGCCGTTGTCTTTTACAGAAGATGAACTGCGTGAGCAGACAATTAAAGAACTAGGTTACGTTTCACAAATGGATGTGAAAGAGTATACCTTGTTTCAAAAATGGTGTGAAGTGCAGGAGAAATACCCATCTATCGTATCACAAACATTATGGGGTGAAGAACGGCTATTGGAAGATGAAGGTCAGCGCCGAGCAATCCAAGAAATTAAAAATAACTTTTGGATACCAAATGATCCCGAATCATATTTGGCATTAGAACCTGAATTGTTGTATGCGAATAAACAAGATGATTTACCTGAATTATGGAATTGTATTCGTACCTTTTCTTCTACAATGAAGAATAACTCCAACATTGGTCGTAATCTAAACTTCATTGTCAAAGATAAACCAACACAGAAATACCTTGGTGTTATTTGTATCTCATCTGACTTTTTAGATTTAACACCAAGAGATAACTTTATTGGTTGGAGTAGAGAAAAGAAAACACAAGGTGGTATGATTAACCATACTGCGATTGGTTCTACAATTGTGCCATTACAACCTCTTGGTTTTAATTATGTTGGCGGTAAATTGTTGGCTTTGCTTTGTTTAGCCACACCCATACAACAGTTATGGGAAAAATTATATGGTGATAAGTTGGTAAGTATTACAACAACATCACTTTATGGTAAAACAAAAGCTGGTGGGTTGTCCCAATATGATAATCTGGACTTCTGGCAGCCAATGGGCTTTACTTCAGGTTCAGTATCGTTTGAACCATTACAAGAAACTCGGTATATGATTCGTGAGTGGTTAAAGGTGAATCATACTCGGAAGTATTTTGAATGGTATGTTGCAAAGAAACCAAGTGGTCAACCTCATAAGCGTGACCACAAAAATCGTTCATTGTCTTTTGCTTATGCTAAGTTGTCTGTGCCAAAAGATTTAATTCGTTCTGAACATGCTCGAGGCATTTACTTTGCGCCTCTGTATGATAAGACTTGTGAATTTCTCCGAGGCGATAATGATGGCAAAGAT